TGAAAGCATTGGCTGGAGTGCAGTATGAATACAAGCGTATTTATGGTCCAGCTATACCAACAGTGGGGTCATGTTATAAATCCAAAATCAGGTATTCGCGACAATATTACCCTTTGTCTTACAAATATATCGATGCGACAGACAAACAGTGTGACGATGTGCAATCCGCATGGGAGACTGCTCAGCTGTTCATGAGAAAGCATTTAATGCACCTAGTGTTTGGTGCTAAAATCTTATCTTGGGCAGAGGTTATCAAGGAAGTTAATAAAACCAAATCCACTGGATATGTATGGCGTGATATTTTGCGCACTAAAGATGAATGGTTGGCCACTCCTTGGGCTATGAATTTCTTAGAAGATTATTGGAATCGCTTGGCCGGTGATTTTATCCAATGCATATGGCTTGATAAACAAAAATTAGAAGTTCGGCTCTTGGAAAAAATAAAAGATGAGAATCTTCGCGGATTCAATTGTGCACCTGTTGAGTTTGTGCTAGCATCAAACAGGTTTTGCTTAGATTATAATCAATTAATGTATTCCGCGGCAGCGAATTTTCAATGTTTCTCAACAGTTGGTTTTTCACGGTATCATCGTGGTTGGCACCGCATGATTACTGCACATGAAAAAATCAACAAAAAGGGGACGTTTTCAATTGATATAAAGAAGTGCGATGCATCTATTTTCCAAGCTATTTTAAACGAAAATCAAAAAATGCGGCGTGAGGCTTTTGCCACCCCATTATCGAAGGAAGATAGTTTACGCTTCGCACGTATACATTTGTCACGTGCTTACCGCATGACGTTTGCGGAGTTGGGCGATATTATTCGTTTGTTTGGTGGTTTAGGGTCAGGAGATCCAAACACTATTCTTGTCAACACTGATTTTGGTATTTTCCTATTCTTTTTCAGTTATGTTGTGTTAGCTCGAGTCAACGGGTTTGAGGTTTCTTACTCAAGCTTTATGAGCAACGTGCATTTATCAGTTAATGGCGACGATTGTTTATTAACCATTTCAGAGTTGTTTATGGATTGGTTTACACCTTTGACTATTCAGGGTGTTTTGAATGATCTGAATGTCTTATTAGAGTTTGAGACGTTAGAGTCTCGTTCTCCTGATCAGTGCACATATTTGGGTTGTGTTAGTGAAAAAGTCCATGGCGTATGGGTGCCAGCTCCCAAGATTGAACGTGTAGTCGGTTGTCTTGTTGAGGGCTCAAAATCCGCAGATATCAAATGGAATCTGTTGCGTTTGTACGCAGTGCGCATTGACACCTGGGGAAATATGGTTGTGAGAAAATTGTTAGATGATCTCATTAAGTGGTATTGGAAAAATCACAAAAAGGAGTTATTTGGGCAAACCAATATTCCTAATAAAGGTTTAGTTATCACATGGGATCAGATAAGTTCTGTTTACAAATCTGATAAACAATTACTCACATTGTATACTGGCGCCGAAAGTGATACGGAGCATGACAGTGCTTTTTGTCAAAAACTGTTCGAAGAGGCCGCTAAACCTCAAGAGGACGTCGTTTCTTATCTGCCCATTGTAGATTGGGTTGATGGGGAAACTCTATAAAACTTGTTGGCGCAGAAAATCGTGGTTCTGCAGATAAATTTAAATTACCACGATATTTTTGAGATGGTAGCGATATCGTCTCAACAAATACCCCAGAAGCTTATCCTCGCTTGGCAGCGAGTAGATGTGGTTGTCACTAAACCCAAACAGTTTGAGTCATCGCCAAATGATTCGCTGTTGTTTGATGCCATTTGTATTAATGGACGCATGCTAGTTATAGCCGCCCTTAATCACAATAAATTAGAGTCGAATCGTTACGGAGAGGCTTCTACTCCGGGACCTTTTCGTGATTGGTTCGATCCTTCAAGTTATTCTTTTCATTATCATGGTAACTGGGGAGGACCTGGTTATGGAGGTGGGCGATATGGAGAACATCCTGATTGGGACGTCCCTGCTGTGGATGCTCTTGATCAAACCTTCAAAGAACATGATTATGATTATACGCGTTACTCTCAGGCTTATGCTGATGGAATTTGGTTGGACAAGATACAATCCCTTCTCAATGCTCCTACTGGATATACTATT